TTCCTGACATCAATTCCACCCATGCTTTCGACAATTTGCCAAAGCACCATTGCAAATCTTGCCTTGATACCTGTGATCGATGTATCGCAATGTCCAATCAATCATGCGAAAGCCATCAAGATTTCGATACTTAGTGTTTCGCATTTGACCTAAACCAAAGTGATTGCCATTGGGATTGATTGCTTCCACACGCCAATTGCTTTCCTTTGTAATCAATGTGTCAAAGCATTTCATTTCTTTCCAATCAATAATCCGTGAGTGTGCATATAGCTTCAATGAATCAATTGATGGTTTAACTTCTTTTGCAGCTGTTGCCGGTGTTGTGCCAACAATACATAGCACGGCCAATAGCACCATACATCGCGCCCGAGCTATCCGGCACACCGGCTCGTCTGCGAGTCTGGAGCGTACCAACGCTGTCAAATACCGAGCGTAATCTTGGGCGATTCCAACAGGTTTCACACACCTGTGGACAAAGCCTGTGGATAACTTAGTCACAATGACATCTCCTCAATTCGAGCATCATCAACAATCTTGATGCCAAATGTGCCACAGCTCATGCATTGTGCAAACCATTCGTGCTCTGTTAGCTCTGCACCTTTCTTGAGTCCATGGCGTTGCTTAGGCTTTCCGTAAAGCTTCGAACAGATCGAACAATCAAAGTGCAGGATGTGCATAGTTGCTCCTTTGTAAAGTCTCAATAGGTTGCAGATTGATTTGAGGCACGCTCCAATTGTTTTGTGATGCGTTTCGATAGCGTGGTTTCTTTGCAATTGCTACTGGCATCCAGCCAACAATGTGCATCTTTGGTGAGTTGCCTGTGACCAATACGGCAATGTCACGATCATGTCGATCTGATTCCTGAATCCACAAATTGCTGTTGGGATTGGCTGACCATTTGACCTCAATGTGTTCGCCCACATCGGCCTTTGACTTATCCCATGTGATGCCCGGTGTGTACTCATAACCCAATCGTTTGGCCACGACTAACTCAGCCAGCATTGACTCGCCCATCTGTGCCACATATTCAAACCATGACAGGTTTTTGACAATGCGTGAGCTGTGATCAGCTGATCGATCATGGCAATGTTGGATGGCTGCAATCATGCATTGCACCTCCTCAATGCGATCTATCATCGGCAATCACCACAAAACCAAATGATGTTGTCTTGCTTGTCATAGCCTTTTTGGTAGCCAAAATGATCTAATCGCCTTAGCTGTGAGCATTTGTCGCATTGCTCGATTTTGTATTCCTCAACGATTTCGCCATTGCACATCAACCGGGCTTTCATTTCTTGAGGATAGATGATCTCAACATAATCGCTCATAAGTACACCACCATGAAAATGATCAGCACAATGTTGCAGGCCATGATGATGTTTGCTAGCTTCTTTTTTGTCATACCTGTGGCTCCCATGTTCCTGTGCTTCGTAGTACATACCAACGAGGAGTGCATTGCTTCTCTTTGATTTTTTCGCTGCAAAAGTAACCGCCCCATGATTTCGGTGCATCTGGCTTGCTTTGATTCCAGCGCATTGATCCATGTGAGCACGATGGCACGGCATCAGCTGTCCATGCAGAATCGGCCGATGATCCAAATGATGGTGTGCCAGCTTGCTCAGCTTCGGCCGCTGTTTGATAACTCGGCACATCGCCATGTTTGGTTGTCCAATAGTCATAATCGGCTGCGGGTGTTTCGCTCTTAACCAAAGCCATGACCTCTTTTGTGGCCTTTTCTGTATTGCCCATAACCAAGGCCATCACGCGCATCAAAGCTGATGTGCAAGTGTCCTCGATCATCCAGCGTTTCATTTTGTCCGGATAAGCTGCAAGATAGCCGTACGCGTAATCAATGCCAGCTGGATCAATTTCGGTTTGATTTCGAAATGCTTTTGCTTGTACCAGCACATAGCCTTTTTCGGCATTGAATTCAATGATGTGCGATTCCAACCTACCTTGCGGAAATGTGGCAATCCATCGATCCGTGCGCTCTTTGTTGCCTTCGTACCCGTCCATGAAAGAGGCCATCATTTGACTTTCCGATCAGCTGTAACGGCATGGCGTGCCACGGCTCGGCCTCTTGTATAGCCTTGTCGCTCGCCTTCCTTAAAACCTACCGAATAGGCCATAACAGCCCATAAAGCACCAGCGATCAAACACATGATCACAATTGAGATTTCGTTCATTTTCTTGCTCCCGATTCTGGGAGCCGCGTATCAGCTCCCGAAATAAAGAGTGACAGGCAAAACCGACAAACTCAACAATCACGCTTAATTCATGGCGTGTCGCTACTTCTTTTCCTCAATGAGCTGTGTGTACAGATAATCCAAACGAGCTTCGATGCGGGAAACTTGATCCTTCAAACTCGAACCGGAATTCGGTGACAGCTCGCTCATCACCGCTTTGATGATAATTCTCATTGACGAATAGACAGCTGCCAATGTTGTGATTACAAGTCCACCAACAGCTGTCCACTCGCCCACACTCACTTTTTGATGCCTAAAGCATGATCGTTTGGATTAGCCCAACGAGCTAATACCGGCACAATTCCAGCGATTAAGCCCATGGCCAAATCTTTTGGATTGGTGTTTCCGGTCATGTACACGGCCAGACATCCGGCCACCGCGCTGCGCATCCATGATGCCGCCGCTGCCTTAAATTGCTCCATCATTTTTCTCCTTTTGGTCGGTCGGGCAAATCACCCGAAAACGCGCCATAAGTTGGTCGGCCATAACCGACAACAAATGACCTTGCTCCCAAAGTTCTTGATTTCACCATGACTTCGCCGCCATTGCGCTGATCACCTTTGCCAGATGTGTTGCCTTCGATGGTCACAATTTGCTTGTCCGATACACGAATCACCAAACCAATGTGATTAATCGTTGTTTTGTCATCAACTACAAAATCAAAGAAAACGAGATCACCAATTTTTGGCTCAGTATGCCAACGCTTCATTTTCTTAAAAGCATCAGCTCCAGCGCGAGTGCTTACCACGTTAGGTATATCTACGCCCGCAATGTCGCAAATGTAGTTGATGAACGAGCCGCACCATGGCAGCTTGTCGGCCTTCATGTGCTTGCCATACTTTGTCTCATTGTCTCCAGTCTCAGCTGTGCCAACTTCGGCCAGCGCAACCTGAATCAATCGAGGCAATGTGCCTTGTGGAAATTTCACAATCCGAGTGCCTTCAAATCATCGGCTGTTAGGCCAAGAGCGGCCAATTTGGCCTCAGCGACTTTTTTTGCTTCTTGTAGTTTCAACATTTCATTTTCAGGATTGTGATTTTCAAGCGCGGTAAGAGCTTCTTGCTCACTTTCTGCGCCATCAATAAACCAAACATCTTCGCTTATATATAAATCAAATCCAGTTTCTTCCTTGAAAAGAATGGAATCAGTGTGCTTTTGTGGTTGTGTAATTTGTATTTTCATTATGCTCCTAAATAAAACATGCTGCCTTGGATTACATCATTTGATGCATCCGTACTTTGTGAGCTTCCTGATCCTTGATAAACAAAAAACTCAATGTAATCGGATGCTGTGAGTGCAATTATCTGGCTTGCTTGCCAACCTTGTAGGCTGCTGTTATTTCCGCACTCAAATTGTGCATAGGCTGATCCATTTTTTCTTACAATAACAATCAATCTGCCGCTTGTGCCAGACACATTCGCCTGAAAATTGTATTGATATTTTCCAGTAGTTGGTGCCGTTAATCTTGTCGGTGATCCACTTGTCCAATAAGTACTAGAATCAAAAAATTCGTTGTCAAAGGAAATAGCCACAAAAGTCGCATTTGCTATCGTCTGTGCTGTGCTTCGTGTTACTAACGCACCGCTAAAAGATGAACCACTCGCTGCCCATTTCATGCCAGTTGCCTCGGCTGAATCTGCCGTAAGTACTGTGCCATTGGCTCCTATGCCTAAACGCGAAACTGTATCGGCTGCGGTTGCAGCTATTAAATCGCCTTTGGCATCCACAATTGATTTTGCTATAGCACCATTGGCAAGATCATAGGTGGTTTTTACAGCGTTGGCTGTTGCCGCTAATGTGGTCGATGTGCTGGAGGTTGAATCCGAAAGCTGCACAGCTCCAAGGTTTGAGGTTGTACCGCTTAGAATGCCGATGGTTACAGCACCCGATGTGCCTCCGCCGGTAAGTGGTGATGATGCGGTGATGCCTGTTATGTCACCTTGGTCATTTGCGATCCACACAAAATCCATATCTGTGTTTGAATTCTTTGCCAAAATTTGGCCTGATGTGCCACCTTTAAGATCGGCCATCGATGTATCAACAGCTTGACCAAATACTTCAAAATCAGCTGGCAAATCCGTGACCAAATCTGTCGGTGTTGGCATTTGCCATCCAAAATTGCTCGTTGGATTGCTCACTTTTTTCTCCTTAACTTACGACTAACGCTTCAGCCCAATTTAAGCTGCCGCTGATTGTGTTCCATTGCTCTGCAATCGGGACATCTTGCCATTGCATGGCTTGCAATGAAAATGCCAATGGCGAAAGGATAGCCGTGACCGACACGCTGTTATAAGCGGCACGCCATGTCCAACCTTCGACAAAACCGAGGTAAGTGCCAGCTGACATATTCAATGGCAAATCTGTGATGCGCAATGGCAATCCCATAAAAATGCCAATTAAAGCATCGCGGTCGGCATCATCAATTTCCGAATTTGTCAGCTCAAAAGTGATTTGCCTAAAATTGGCTTGTGGGTATGACCGAAGCTTGAGATAAAACGCGGCTTGATCCTCGGCATCGGTTTGATTTTCAATCGTTGTCGTGATGATTTGAGCCAATGGGCCAAATGCCAAAATTGACTCGGCATCGCTATCTGTGACCCCAAGCGTTGAATTTTCTTTGTATTTGATCGTGATTTGATTTCGGATGTCACCGGATCGGGTTTGAATAGATAGCGAATCAGAAAGTGCTTGTGCAGCTGAGACATCTGTATAGCCATTTGTAGCCAGGTAGATTGATCGGTGCAAAGCTGCGGCATAGGAAATCTGGCCTTGAGCGTTTTCGTAAATATAGCCCAATCCTGATGTGGCCAAAGCCGAAACCAATGAATAAACATCTGTCGTTGATGCATTGCGTTTTGCTAGCTCATACTCACCCGGGCGATCAATCTCGCCCAATCCTAGGTTTTCAGCATTTGCCCATGTAGTTGTGGGCGTGTAAGTATTCCATTGCAATGCCGCTGGCACTTCATTCCATGTGTTGAGCAATAGATCAGACAAAATGCTGTAAATCTGATCGCCATCAAAATCCTTGACCAATACACCATCAGTAAGTGATTTTGGCAATCTGGCCAAAGCTCCCAGACCTAAAATTGACACCGATTGATTGATACCGATTACGCCTGATGCGGCAATGCCAATGTCAAATTCCACCACAGTTCCACCAAAAATTGGCACAAAAGTATTTGTCGAATCTTTAAGTTCAACAGTCACAGCATCATTGATTTCGATGTCAATGATTGATTGATCTAAATTGATCAGCTGAAGATTGACATAGCCGGCATTTGCTTGCTCATAAATGTTTGTCCGGCCAGATGTGATTGTGAGATTTGCCAGCACATAATTGGTGTATTCAATTCCGCCAACTCTGACACGCCAAACAGGATTGAAAAGGCTCATTAGATTGCCACAAGACTTCCCGGCCCATTTGTGCCGCGATAGTAAGAATTGTTAAGAGCATCGACCACAGCCCGGTTGAAACCTTCTTCATCGATGACCGATGCAGCGTTCACATTGATCACGATTCTTTCAGATGTGGAAAGGCCACCGGTGGCCGCTGTCCGAGCAATTGCGGCTGCCTCGCGAGCTTGGCGCAATCTTTCTGTCTCAGCCTTCAATTCCTCACGCCTTAAAATAGCAGCTTGCATGGCTGGTGAATAAGCTGTAAGCGGTGCACCTGTGAAAGTTGGTGAATCACCTGATGGAGCAAATACACCACCCGGAACATTAAAGCCATTGGGAGATTCAACCGGTGTACCAAAATCAGTATTGCCACCAGCCTTCAAACCTTTGGATTCACTTTCAGTAGTAAAGAAAAAGCGGGTGAGCGGATTATCTTTGATGAAATTGACAAATTCTTTCATCTTATTGACTGTGTTTGTAATGAATCCGACAAGCTTTGAAAAACCTGTGACAAGTCCGCTGACGATTGTGCCAATGGCTTCAAGTGCTAATTTGAAACTACCGCCTAAAAGTGGTGAAAGATATTTTTTGATGAAATCCCAAACTTTTTCCAGAGCATCATAAAAAGGTTGCAATTCGGCTTCGTTGTCTGTGACGGCTTTTTTGATCTTATCAAATGCAGATTTCAAGCCTTCAAGGATTGGGCCAACAACCGATTTGATTGCTGGTATTACTTCATCGTAAAAAAATTTCCACCATGATTTCAAAATTGGCAAAAGGTCATCGCGTACAACTTTGACAATCTGACCAAATGCTGGCCCCAATGTTTTGCTCAAATCGCTGGCAAAATCTTGAATTGCTGGAATACCTTTATCAACAAAATTGCTAACCAATGGTGTCAGTGCATCAAGCACATACGATCCAACAGTTTCTTTTGCTTCATCAAATGCCACATTCAGTCGTGCCATTTTGCCTGCAAATGTCTCAGCTTGCTGCGATGCTTGACCTTCAAAAGTTTTGGAAAGCGCGGCAGCGGCCGCATCAAAATCCTTTGATTTGATGATTGAATCATCGATGCCCACACCCAAACGCTTGAGTGCGCCTAGGTTTCCATCGTAAGCCTTGCCCAATGCCTCAGAAACAGCACCCAAATCCTTTCCCGTACCGGCGGCAATGTCCAAAGCTAATGATTGCAATTCCTGTGCTTTGGTCGCATCTTTTGTCGAGCGAATCAAACGATCAAGCGATGGCCTCAATTTGTCATCGGTAATGCCGTTGGCCAATGCCGTTTGTGTTATGTAATCTTCAACAGCTTTGATCTGGTTATTTGTTGCACCTGTGACATTTTTGAGAGTCGTTGCCAATTTTGCTTGAGCGGCTTCATCTTCAATGGCGGCCTTTACTCCATCGACCAGCAATTTGCCAGCATAAGCTGCGGCAGCTGCTCCAGCTACGGCAAAAGCTGCACCGGCTTTCTTAGCAAATCCACCGAGCTTTGATCCAAAACCTTCGACTTCGTTCGAACCGCTGTTGAGGTTCTTTTTGAGATTGTCAATATCAGCCAAAATTGAAAGCTTGAGAGTCCTTGATTGACCAGCCATCACCACTCCTTCAAAATCTTTGTAAAGGCATTTTCCCACTCATTGATGATGTGTGGCTGTTCGGCACGCAAGGTTGGATAGATAAAGTATCCACGCGATCCGCGACCTTCACGGCCTGACCAAACCGGAAATTGCTTATACTTATTTGAGCCGAATTCGTAACCGCCCCAAAGCTGTTGAGTCGTACCGCCGCCGCTAAACTTTTGAGAAACAAAGCCAAATGACAATTCACCAATTTTTGATGATTTGCTCACTCGCGATCCTTGAGCAATACGAATGGCAGCCTGATTTGGTCGGCTACCAGCTGATGAAATAATTTTGGATTGCACATAAGTGGCCAGTCCATTCGAAACGGCTTTGGCTTGTGAAACAGCTTGATCATCCATACCTTTGAAAGCTTGCAAAATGCCGCGCAATTGAGCTTTGTCATAGGTGATTGACTCAGTTGCCATTTCTGATCCTCAGTATCTCGAAAGCGGTTAAAATGTCCTCAGCTGTTTGGAACTCTGATCTTGACAATCCCGTATCGATAGCCAATTCCCAAAGAATCCGGTTTATTGATCCGGATTCGTAACTTTTGGGTTTTCGGTTTCTCCCATGTTTATGTCAGTTACAGTCTCGCACCAAACCTCAAATGGCTTCACAGGCTTTCCAGCTGATTCGCGCTTCATTGCGTGGTACGCCAAAAACATCAAATCAGCAATGCCCAATTTCTCAGATACTTGCTGAATCGTGTTTCCGGTTTTCTGTTCCCATTTCATCCACTCCGGTGGGAGCGCGGTATATGTTGCACTCTCCCCGGTGGTGAATTCAATTGTGATTGCTAGTTTCATGCTCCCGATCTCCTTTGTTAGCTAATTGTTAAAATTGGTGTTGTGACACAGGTAAAAGCTAATGACACAGTTTGTGCATCTGGTGCTGTGCCTCCAGCTGATGGCAGGATTGGCTGCACATCAAAAGCAAATGATGCGCCTGAATCTGCTCCAAAAATTACTGAAAGGCCAGTATTAGGTGCGTTTGTAGCCGCTGTCCAAAGTTCCTCACAAAGTGAATTTGCTGCGCCCCAGTCGGCGAGCATTTCAACGGCAAATGTTCCTTGTGTATCTGTCGTTGCATAACTTTTTCCGTCAAGAGTTTGGTACGTATTGATTGTTGAATCGACTGTCAAAGTCGCTGATGTGGCCTGTGCATCGTAATTATCACCAGCAATGGTGAAAGTGATGTCTCTGCCCGTGATGATTGTTGTTGGCATGATTTCTCCTTAGTTGGTGTAATAGGTGCTAACTTGTAAATCGGCCGTGAGGTATTTACCTGCACCGACTTCCAATGGTTGAGGTTGATTTACATTGCCCACGACATAGCCGTTTGGCATTGCGCTGATGATGCTGATCATCAATGTTTCGAGATTGTCCAAAGCTGCGGCATTGTTAGCGTAAGCCACAACCCCAGTTACAGTCAGATTGATCTTGACTTTTGTTGTTGAGCCATTGATTAAAACGCTCTCCAAATAAGGTGCATCTGGAATTAAACAAATTGATGGGCTTGTCATTGTCTCTGGGATGCCGTTGTACACATTGGCAGCAATGCCTGAAAGTGCTGTTTTCAATGGTGTGCGGATGGCTGATTCGATGCTCATTGACACATCGTTTCAACATCTATAAACGGGCCTAAGAGCCCGATGACTCTATTGCTCAAGCTGCGGCCGAGCACGAATGGTGACGGCTGAAAATTGTCTGACATGATCTGATTGCCGGGAGCTGTGATGCTCTGAAAAATCTCAACCGAAACAACCAAAATTGCGTTTTCAACTGGTGGTGTGTTTGCGTACAGCTGCGCGGCTGATCCACCGGATAAAGTCGCAAATGCCGCCGGAATAAACGGCAATGGATATGTGCGATCAGCCGCCGCTGTTGCCGCTGTAAATAGGTATGGCTCAATCCGATCATCGGTGACTGTATAGGTCGCGTTGTAGGCTCCGGCCCCGGTTACAACAACAGATTGACCCGGCACAAAATAGTTTGGCCGCATTGTGGTGAAATAAATGACGGAATCACTCACATTGGCAAAAGTCACCGATGATTGGTATTGCGTAAGTAAAGGCAAAATCGTTTGCTCAGCGGAATCAATAATTTGATCAAGCTGCGCATCCGAATACAAAGAAACCGAGACACCAAGAATAGACCTCAGCTGTGAGGCTGTGACAATTGCTGGCATCTCGGTTCCTTTCGTATCAGCGATGTTCGGGAGCGACCATCACCGATGAT